CGGGCCACTACTCACAAAGCCGGGGTCGGTCTTGCGGCGGTTGTGCTGCTGCTGCTCTTGCAGCACAGCAATCGTCGCGTTGTGAAACTCAATTTCCTTTCGCAGGAAGTCGGGGTCTTCAGCCATCGGCGCGTTCCGGGAAGTAGCACGCGATGGTGCCGCCGTCAGTCATCGGGGCCTTCACCGCGAGCGCGGCAAGCGCGTGCTGCCGTGACGGATAGAACGGCACTTCGCTCGCGATCGCGGTATCGCCCAGGTCAATGAACACGTGCAGGTTGACCGGCACGCCACTCTCGTCGCCTTCGCCATAGACGTTCGTGACAATGCCGGCTTGCGCCATGTGGCCATTGCTCCACGGTCCATAGCACTCCACGATGCTGCCGCGCGTGACTTTCATAGATGATTTGATAACTGTTAATAAAGCAGCTAGAATTGGGCATCACATTGAAGGAAGCCACCATGATTAGCGCCGACCTGGGAAAGCAGCTTGAGGAATACGTGACGACGCTCGTGCAGGCGGGCCGCTATGGTTCGAAAAGCGAAGTGCTGCGCGAAGGCGTGCGACTGGTTCAGGACCGCGAAACGAGCCTAGCCACGCAGCTTGCCGAGTTGGACGCCAGCATCGCGCGAGGCCTCGCCGACTCTGCGGCAGGGTTGGGCAAGCCCGCGAAAGAGGTGTTCGATCGGCTTGAGGCCAAGTACAGCAAGATGCTCAAGTGAACGTCTACCTATTGCCAGAAGCCGAAGCCGACCTGGAAGCAATCGGCGACCGAATCACGATCGACAATCCCAAACGCGCCGTCACCTTCGTGAACGAGCTATACGACAAGTGCATGCGCCTCGCGAATATGCCGTTCGCGTTCGCCTTGGCGCCCCGCTATGCCGAGCAGGGCGTGCGCTATCGCGTCCACGGCAAGTACCAAATCTTCTATGTCATCGTCGGCGATCGTGTCGAAGTACTCCGCATCCTGCACAGCGCTCGCGATATATCCGCGATCCTTTTCCCTGGCGATCAATAGCCCGCTTCTGAGTCGAGCGAGCCGAATGAGGGGATGTATTCACGCTTGGGCGCGACCACTTCGGCGTAGCGGATCATCATTACGGCGTAGCGCGTGGCGCTCAGGATGTCGTCGTTCACGTCAACGATTACGCCGTCCTTGCGGTGATACAGGCGAAACTCTTCCCACCAGTCCGACAGGTGCGAGAAGACTTTGAAACGCCCGGTCTGCATGCGCTCCAGCATCTCGCCCGTGGTGACTTCGAGGGACGTGCCGCCGTCGGGGGTCTGTGCGTGCTTCGCCAGCATGTTGGCGCCGTGCTTCTCGTACATCACTTTGGCTTGCGCGCCGTCGCGCGTTTGCAGTCCGTCCATCGGCCAGGCCACGGGAATCCAGTTACCCTTCGATTTCAGGTAGGCCGCGTGGTAGATGCTGGTCTGTTCCTTCTGCCGGTAACAGTCGTAGACGTACACCGTGTCCGTCTCGCGGTCCCAGGCAAGCCAAACACCAGCGGCCGGGTGATCCCAGCCGAAGTCCACGCCCACGATGCGCGGCCAGTGGTACGGCAGCTTGAAGGGCGTAATCATCAGCATGTCTTCGCTGACCGGGAACACGCGCCCGCTACCCATGGTCGGGATGCCGCGCGCTCGCGCCTCGCGCTCATGCGCCGGGTAGCCGGCGATAATCTGCGCGCGCTGCGCCGGGGTGTAGTGCAGCGCGTCATCGATGGTCATGTTCGTGACGTGCGTGCCTGGAATCTTGTCGAGCAGGAAGCGTCGCACCACGCTGCTCATACCGAGCAACGGCGTGAACGTGATGTAGGTGATACCGCCGCGTCCGCTATCGCCGGCCTGGACTCGAGTTTTTCCTTCCGAGTAAATCGTTTCGTCGGGTTCTTCGTCAAACCAGACCCAGTGCAGCGTTTCGCCCTGCCACTTCTCGCGCCCTTGCTCGTAGGCTTTGAAGTAGACGACGGAGACACCGCCCGAGATGTGGCGCACTTTGATCGAGTCCACGCTATCAGCCACGCCATGCGCCTTGCGCGTGACACTCAGGATGCAGTCAGCGGGAATCGAACCGGTCCCGAAGCTACCCGAGCGGCCGAGCAAAATGCGCTGCGGATTGTCCCGCGTCGATTCGCCGGTCACGCCTGCGGCCCAGCCAATCGTGGGTTCATCAAAGCGCTTGCCGACCCACCAGTCCGGGTACTGCCCGGTCAGGTGCATCGCGGTTTCCATGCCGGCGCTAAGCGTCTTGCCCTGCTGGTTGCCCGCCATCAAGAGCCGGTCGAGCACGTGCGCGGCCGCGCCGGCCGCATGAAACTCCATCTGCTTGGGGTACGGGCTGTAGGTCTTAAGCTGGTTTTCGTCCTGGTGCCGTTGCTTGATTTCCAGCAAGTCGTAAAGCTCTTGCTTTTCGGATAGCGTGAGCGTGCTCAGGTCGAGTGTGCTCAGGTCCATGGTCGGGCTCAGGTGCGGCAAAACGCGGGCTCACGGCATCGACAATCAGATGCACGCGCTCAGTCTCGCCATGGTTGTAGGCATAGTGCGGCTTGTGATGGTTGAACCACCAGGCTTCGCCCACTGCCATGTGTTGGGGCTCGCCCGCGACCACGAGCGCGCAATCGGCGTTGGTCACGAGCGGGATATGAAAGCGTGCGTAGTGGCGCGCGTACTCGCCCTGGTCGATGTGCTCATCCAGCTCAGCGCCGGCCGGCAGTCGGACAATCAGGATTCGGCCCAGCTCGCGCCAGTCGATCGCGCGCAACAGCGGCCGCACCACCGGCATGAGCGCGGCGAGTGCCGTGGGCAGTCGCGGGTAGTCGAGCGCGGCCAGCTCCAGGAAGTACTCTTCGAACGTGAAGCCCGCCGGCCCGCGCAGATAGATGCAGTGGGTGGCCGCGTGGGCGCTGCCCAGGTAGTCCTGGCGCATCGTGATGTCACGCCACCACGCCGGGTTCGCGTCGAGCAGCGCGGCGAGCGGCGCCACGTCGAGGCCGCTGGCCACGAATTCGAAGTTCCTGGGGTAAAGCTTTTCCAGTTCTGCGAGCGTGAGCTGGCGGGTTCTCACGGCCGCGTTCCAAGCGCCGCCGTATGTCCAATCCAAGGGCTTGCCAGCCACAGCACAACCAGGATGCAGATGATGATGAACACCACGCGTATCAGCACCGGGAACGGTGGCGGCAACGGGATTTGCAGGATCAGGTAATAGACCAGGCCCAGCACCAGCAACGCCACCAGAATCGACACCAGAAACTCAATCATCACGCCCTCCGTTTAATGACTCGCAAGCGTCGGCCTTGCACGGCATGCGCGCGAGCCTCGCGGCCACGTTGTCAGTCAGTTGAAAATCAGCCTCGTCGTCGCGCAGCTGCCAGAGCTTCAGCTCGTTCAGGAGGCTGCGATCGACTTCGCTCTGCGGCCAGAGCGCATACAGGTCGATCGAATTGAGCGGCGTCATGCTTCGATCTGCTTCGCCTTCGACTTCGCAATGAGCGCGGCCAGGCGAAGGTCGAGCTGCGTCTCGTCCATCCTCACCTTCTGATCGATGTCGAGCTGCTGCTTGTCGCCGTACTTCTTCGGGTCCAGGCGCGCCGCGATCCATTGCAGCGAGTTGATATGTGCCTTGAGCGCGGTGACTTCCTCGTTGCTCGCGCCCATGGCCGCGCGCTGCTGCATGTGCGCCGACAGCTCCGCGATCATCTCCACGTACTTGTCCGCGCGCTGGCGTAGCGCCGCTTCGTATTCCTGGAGGAATTGGGCGTCCTCGCGCATCCACTTGTAGAGCGTGCAGCGCGCGGGCATGTGATCGTCCTGGCAGACGGTGAACACCGACTCGCCTTCAGCGACGCGCACCAGCAGCTCGTCGCGAATATCCGCGAGCTGCACGCGCCCTTTCACCTTCAGCTGCGTCTTGGAAGGCGCCGGCTTCAGGCGCTTCGCTTGACTGAGTGCCACCGCCGCGTCGATGGAGGCCGATGCGGCGTAGCGCGTTTGCGCCTGCTTCTGAATCTCGTCGTGCAGCAGTTCGTCGGCCGAAGGCGTGCGTGCCTTGGGCGGGCGGTTCATTGGCGTCGCCATGGCGTTCTCATTTGTTAAGGGTCCTAAACAGTCCAGAAAATATTTTTTCCGGAAATTTTTGTCCCTGTTTGCGGCCACTCAAATGGAGGGACCCGCTTCGGCCAGCGAAATCGGGTGTGCCGGGGGGTCAAAACTCACCGAGGCGCCGCGCCCTCTCATTGCCTATAAATGCCCATTCCTGCCGCGTTTGCGCTCCGCTTCCTGCATCTCTAGGAGCGAATCAGGGGTCGGATAATGCATGCGATGGCATGCAATCCCGCATGTTTCAATGGCCATATGCATCATGCTGTGATGCGATCGGCCGCAAACCCATACCCAGTAAGGACATTACAATCCTTACAGACTTTACATAATGGATGTTATCAACCTTTGAGTACTTAGGCCGGTGACTCGGACGCCTGCCGTCTGCGCTGCTCGCTTGCCTATTCCTGCACCGTGTCGAGCTGCTTCCTGGAGTCGTAGGAAGCTCGGCGCGGCGTGCGGGCGCGATACTTGTAGCCAGGCAAGACGGCAAAAAATCCACTAATGCGCTGGGCCTTGTTGCGCTGCCATCTGGTTCCATAGATCAGTTGCCGATGGTCCACCCGCACCGCCGGCCGCATCGGCGCCGCCATCCGGCGCGCCACCCGCTCCGACGCCACCCGCTCCACCGCCGGCCGGCATCGCTTCGCCTGGAGCTGCACCGCCTGGAGCTGCACCGCCGGCCGCGTCGCCTGGGTCGCCTTCTGCCTGGTCGCCTTCTGCCTGGTCGCCTTCTGCCTGGTCATCGGTATCGGCCGGCGGATTGGCCAGCAAGTGCCCCGCCATCTTCAGCGCTTCGTCAATCGTCTGGACTGGCTGCGAGTCGTCTACGTCCGCGCTCGGTTCATCCACCATGCCGACGGTCAATGTCCCGTCATCGTTCAAGCAGATTTCCACGCAAGTAACCATTCGAGACTCCAAAAGAAAAAGGACGCTCAAGGCGTCCTTTGTGTCGGTCATTCCTGCATTCGTAGCAGGCACTTTCCCACGCGGATATTAGCGCCGCCGACTCCAGGAACCAAGTGTTTTTCCGACAAACGTTAATGGTATTAAGACAATATTAACAAAACGAGGGTAAACACCTATTAGATAACTGTTCACTATTCTATAAATTGGGGTCTCCCTTCGGGGAGGGGGAAGCTGTACCGGGTGCCACAACTAGGGGGATGAAAAATGTACGCACTGTTTGATTTGATCCGCGCGGTTCGCGCTGCACTGCAACCGTATGAGGTTCGGGTGATTTGGGAACTTGACGCTTACTCGCACCGTGCCTGGACCCAAGCGGACGCGCTCGAATGGTCGGCACTCTATCCCGCTAATGCCGATGTGTGGATTTGCACACGCCTGGGCCGCGTGGTGTCGTTTCGCTCGGCACGTGCGGCCGCGCTGCGTCTGTTCTCTTAACCTGTTCTCAACCTGGAGTCTTGACCATGCCGCAAACCATCAGCCGCGCCGAACTATTCGAACTCCGCGCCAAGCAAGCCCGCCCGTACCGCATGGATATGCTGAACGATCAGACGTTGATGCCACTTACCCGCGCTATTGCCGCGCTCGAAGTGCGCTGTGTAGAGCTGCGCATTCGGTACGAAGCGGAAACAAACCCCGGCCGCGCGCAGCTTCTGCATGCCAAGCTTCAAGCGCTTTACCAGGCGATGAAACTCGCCAATGAGGCTTATTGAGTAGGTAAATCAAAGCGCCCGCCACGGCGGACGCTTGAGTTTATCCACAGCTGCACACACACCACGTAGTACACCTAAAGGGGTTTATCACCATGGCACACGAAATTACACAACGCGCAAACGGCTTTAACGAAATGGCGTACGTCGGCGAAACGCCTTGGCACGGCTTAGGCCAGACGCTCCAGGAAGGCGCCAGCATTGACGAATGGACCACGGCCGCCGGTATGGATTGGAATATTCAGCGCGCAAAGGTGCGCTACGCCACCGGTTACGGCCAGGGTGCGGACGCCTGGCGCGAGGTTGACGGCCAGCACGTTCTGTTGCGCTCGGACACGAAAGACAGCCTGGGGATTGTGTCCAGCAAGTTCAAGGTTGTACAGCCGCGCGAAGTGCTGGAGTTTTTCCGCGACCTGACGCAAGGCGCCGGATTCTCGATGGAAACGGCCGGCACGCTGCACGGCGGCCGCAAGTATTGGGCACTCGCCAAGATCGGCGCCGATGCAGTCATCAAGCACTCAAGCGACAAGGTAGCCGGTTACATGCTGCTCGCCACCGCTTGCGATGGTTCCATGGCCACGACCGGCACGCGCACGTCTACCCGTGTCGTCTGCAAGAACACCATGCACATCGCATTACGCGGCCGTCCTGACGCCAAGATTAGCCACCGCTCGACCTTTGACCCGGAGGCGATGAAAGACGAGTTAGGCATCAGCCGCGAAGAATTCCACGTTTGGGCCGCGTCGATGCGCTTACTCGCAGGCGAACGTGTCAGCCACGATCGCGCCGGCCGCGTGCTGTTCGAAGCATTAACCGGTAAGGATTTTCTCAAGGCCACGGCGGCAGACGTTAAAGACTGCCAAGACAAAGCAGCGTTTAAAAAGATGCTGGCCTTGTTCGAAGGTGACGGGCGCGGCGCACGCCTGGACGGCGTAGCGGGAACCGCTTGGGGCCTGCTGAACGCTGCAACGGAATTCATTGACCACCATGTACGCGCCACGTCTCAGGACAACCGCTTAGAGTCCGCGTGGTTTGGTCCTGGTCAGAAGCTGAAAGCGAAAGTGCTGGACCTGCTGACGGCGTAAGTAGGCACACCAGCGGGTTTCAAACGAGACCCGCTCAGTTTGCCCACTGCTACAAACCCAGGAGATAAAACGATGTCCGCTCAACTCTGCTCAATCCGCACCATCAACGCGCTGGCCAACTTCGCCAAGCTGCAACGCGTACAAATCCAGCTCAACGCTGGCGACTACCTGGACGCAGCACACCAACCGCAATTTGTGGCCGACATGCTGCTAGGCGCCAATCTGGCCAGCTTGCGCACGAAGTACCCGCAGGACTGGCAAGCCGAACGCGCGATCACGTACCAGGCGGCAGACCCACGCGACCTGGCGCCCGTGCTGGTTTTGAAGACGGCGCAATATTTCAACTTCCAAGCCTGCGAAACGCCGGACTACTACGACACCGACGCGGCCGCATTGGTGCGCGCAATCCTGGAAAAGGCTATCCGCGCACTCCCCGGATATGACGCGGCGCCGTGGGGGCTCGACGGTGACGACCCGGCCGAAGTGCAACCGGCGCCAGTCAAGGCCAAGCAAGGCGATTTGATGGCCATGATTTTCCCGGAGGGACCGATAACTGACGACGGCGCGCCGATCACACGCAGCCTGAACCAAGGCTTGCAACCGATCACGCGCGCCACGCTTTCAAGCATGGGACCAACCAAGGTAAGCGGTAATGCGCAATGGGCCGCTAAGACTGGCGACCCGATGCCAGCACCGAAGCAGCAACCCAAGAAGCAACCCAAGCCGAACGACAACGAACAGCCGGACGGCCCTTTCTAAGTAGGCAAATCGGCGCCCTTCAATGAGGGGTGCCCAGTTTGCCCACCGCCACAA